ATGCGAGGGATGGGCGCATCCAGCAACGCCTGCACAAATTCCAGTGCGCGTTGCTGCCGCCCGTCCGCAATCTTTTCTGCAAAGTGGCGCGCGCCACTGACGGCCAGATCGGTGCATGGCGGGTGGGCGATCATCAGGTCCCATTCCATCTCCACAAATTCCCAGATGTCGCCGGGATGCCGGCAATGTAAATGGAATAGCGGGTTTCCTTCCGTTTCCAGTAGGTCACACGACCATGCGTCATGCCCCCGCCGGGCAAACGCATCCCGCACTGTGGCGGAATATTCACAGGCTACCAGAATCCTCATATCGACACCCTCCGCCACTCCCCAGCATCCCACCCCAGCGCCTTGGCCTTTTCGACCAGGGCGGCGTCTGTCAAGGTGTCGCGGCCACAGCGCCAATGCGTGTTGCCGCCGAATTTGCCATTGGCATCGCAGCGATATACGGGGCGGTTCTTCTGAAGGTACTTCTGGGCAAGGACGGCGCTTTTGTCCTCTACGCCCATTCGTAGCACACTGGGCGCGCGATCAATAGCACGATTCTGTGGCGACACGTAGCCGATTTCCTTGCGCCAACGACGCACTGCATGAACGCCGCAGGCAAACCGCAATCGCAGCGCGTGTTCGGATAGGTGCGCAACTTCCTCGAAGCCATCAGGCTTAGGCCGTAACGAGTTTTTCAGTTTCTCGCTGCCCCGCTTCAACCCAAGCTGCCGGCATAGCTTGGTAACGGTCTGCGTTGCGATGTTGTAATGCTCCGCCAGTTCTTCGGCGGTCATGATCTGCCAGTTGTCGGCAAAGTTGTCTGGGACGGTTAGCATCACAACACCTCGATATGCAGCGCTGGGTCAACGTTGGCCCATTCCGCTTCCCATTTGTCGGAACCGGGCACGGCAAACCTCATTCCGCCAGTGCGCTCTGCCATTTCATCACCCATGAAATCGTGGCGGCTTTGCCATTTGAACGAGTCACCAAGTTGGCTTTGAACCTGGGCCATCACATTAGCGGCGGCCGTCGCGATGTCCTCGCGCGATGGCAGATCGCCAACAGGGCATTCGAACCCAGCTTTTGCGACTTGATTGCCATCAGTAAATGCGAATTCAACGGTGACGCGGATGGGTGCGAACTGATTGCTCATGCTTTCTCTCCTTCATTGAGTTCCGGGACCTGCACACCCCGATACATCGCCAGCAGCCGTATGGAGTTGCGATGGATCGAAGGCACGCCATTACGCGTCCACTGCGACACGGCCTGCTTACTGATGTTGAAGTGAGACATGATGGCCGTTCGGCCGATCCTGTCTATGGCGGTGGAGTGTGGGTGCTTGTCCATATCCTCTGTCTATGTCGGTAGAATTATATCGTCAACCCCCCTTGACCCCACCCCGCCCCACATGCATAACCCACCCCATAGCCGCACCGAAGCGGCGTGGAGATAACCATGGATATCAACACCATCAGGAAGATGCCCGCCCATCGCCAACTCCAGCTTATGCAGGAGATCGCGGCAGGTGAGGCATTCAACGACCTGACGTTCGCACTGGTGCGCGATCTGGAGCGTATCCTGTCGGCGCTGAAGCGCGACGCCATCGACCAAGCCGCCGCCGAGAACGACGCGCTGCATGGGAAAGAGGTATCGATGCTGGAGCCGGCGTGGGTTTCGCCTTGCGGTATGGGGGTGGGTTACTGATGAAACCCCGCATCCACGTCCGCGCCCGCGACTATGACACGCGCCGACATATGCCGACACCGCTTTATGAGGATATCAAGCCGATGGTTCAGGATGAATTTAGCGGCCGGCATAAGCTGGCAACATGGGCGGTCTGCCTGCTTATCACCGGCATCTTCTGGTATGCCGCCGCTAAGGCGGTCGGATTGTGACCGCGCCTCATACCGTAGCCGGGCATACGGTTGGGATGGCCCCTTCGAAGGGCTTCGACTGGTGGCGACTAGTGCCCATCTATTGGTGGCAGAACGAGCCGACTAACCGCGAGTGGGACGCGATGCTGAACCGGCTGCTCGACGAGCATAGCCCGGTCAAAGGCTACTGCACCGCTCGCTTAGGCCCGGTTGATGTCTGGGCCTCGAATTGGCCTTACGCATACGGCAGCGCGTGGAGACCAGTCGAGCGCGATGGCTTGCCGATGGTCCGCACCCGTCGACGCCTCCGCAAGATGCTGGAAGCGCAGGATTATGCGCCGATCCGCGCCGCCATCGCCAAGGCCACCGCCGCCCGTCAGTCCAATGACATGGAAGGGGAGGGGCGGTGAACAGCACTGCACAAGCCAAGAGTGCTGCATTTCGCGCCGCTCGCGCTCGACTGCGCCTTGAGCAGCTACGCCAGCATTCTGCGCGAGGATCCACGAAACAGGAGGCGGCTCAAGCCATCGGCATGACAGTCGGTGGCGTCGACAATCTGCTCTATCAGAAGGAGGGCACCTCGACATGGCCGATGGTCTGACACGCGTGGCTGACAACACGCACGACCTGCTGCGGCTGGCGGACTCGGTCGAGAAGGCTACGGGGCCGGACCCCATGCTCGACCTCGCTGTCTATCAGGCTGTCACCGGCAAAGAGGGCATCGTGCGCTGCATGGGGCGGGAAGGGATTTCTGCCGCGGTTCCCGCCTACACCGCCTCGCTAGACGCCGCCACGACGCTGATCCCCGCGTGGCTTACGCCGACGATCACGGGCCATGAGCAATCGTGCCGGTTGCTGAACGGCATCGGCTTCCCGGTGCGCGGGACGGACCATTTTACACAGGCTGCGACCCTGCCTCTCGCCATCACGGCAGCGGCTCTGAAGGCCCGTGCCCACTCCACCAAGGAATCTGACAATGGCTGAGACGGAAACCGGCCGGGTTGAGCGCACCCTTTGGTGCCTGCATACCATCGGCCCCGACGACATCAACGCCGCCCCTGACTTTGATACGGCAGTCGCGTGGGCGGAATATCACAACCGGCAGACTGAGGCATATACCGTCATGCGGGGGATGCAGAACGATCCGCATTGGCCGTTCGTGCGGTCGGTCGTCGCAATCTGGCCGGGCACTCCCGAGGCTCATGCCGAAAGCCTGCCGGATAGCATCGCACAATGCAGCCCGCCTGTTCCCGCCACCCCAGCGCCAGATAGCGAGAAGCTGCGGGAGGCGGCAACCGCCGCTGAAGACTCCATGCGCGAAATGTTCCGGTATTTCGACGGCGGCGAAACCCGTGGCTCATACGATGGCCGGCCAGAGCGCGATGGGCTGCGCAGGGCATGGTACAAACTCCGCGCAGCCCTAGGAGCATCCGCATGACCCAGCATAGCCAGAACGGCGAGGGGGTGGAGGCACGGTATCTGCTGGTCAAACGCGACCTGTACTATGCCCCGAACAACCACGGCTACACCGGCATCAAAGCCAACGCCGGACGCTACATGGCATCAGAAGCTGACGAGGCATCCGGTGTCATCGCGATCCACGAAGACGACGCGCCTATGTTCGCAAAGGGCTGTTGGGAAGACGTGAAGACCGACCATCTGCTGTCGATCATCACCGCCCACGAAAAGACGATCGCAGACCTCCGCCAGTCCCTCACCGCCCGCGAGCCTGCTACAGCGGACGTGGGGCGGGAGGCGGTAATCACCGCCTACGATGCAGAGATCAAGGCCGCAAACGACATTCATAGGCAGGGCTTAATCACCTACGACACTTTGAAACATACTGTGAACTGCGCAGCTCGGATGAGGGACACCGCCCTATCCCGCGCCGCCCCGTCGAGCGGACACGCGATGGCGGAGGGGGAGCGGTACGAACTGGCGCTGCGCAATATAGAAGCTGGTATCACGGGTAGGCTACGCGATTGGGAGGGCAGCCCGCGTGGCGATGCTTTCTCCCTTGCTCTGTCTATCGTGCAGACCGAGCGGATGGCGCTCGCCACCCCCACCGATCAGGTCAAAGACGCGAAGGGAGGGGGAGCGTGATGGGCGAGGGCTTTGGGGCGATCCTGCCCGATGAAATGCCGGGAGGCCTGCAAATCTGGCCATTCGGGCAGGGCGTCGTCGTCAACACCGTGGCGCATTGCAATGGCATGGGTCTGTTCATCATAGCCGGTGTGCCTGACGATCTGCGCGATGATCCTGGGGCCGAGATGGAAGGCGAGCCAGTCGATATCATTCGGGCGCTAGTCGCGATGCCAGGCAATCAAAGCTGTCTGTTTGCCTATCCGACAGTCGCCGCGATCGATGCCACGATCGCGCAGCTTAATACGCTGAAGCTTATGATGGAGTCCCAGTCATGACCGAGGCGAGGGTGCCTGTGACGGATGACGCGCTGGTGGAGGTCACACAGGCTGACCGTGATGCCGCCGCAGACTATTTCGTTATCACTCGATCTTTGATGCCCGGCGATTATCGCGCCGAGCAATACAGAACCGGCAAGCGCGATCTTAGCAGGTCTGTCCAGCTTCTAGCCCGCCACCGTCTCGCAGGCGTGGCAGCCGGGCGAGAGGAGGCGGCATCGCATCTGGAGGATCAGGCACGACTGTACCGCCATGCGCAGGGCAATGCCTTAGCGCCGACCGACAAGACGTACCGCATGGGCCAGAAGGACGCTTGCCTGCTCGAAGCCACCGCCATCCGCCAGATGGGGGATGATGCTCGTAAACAATACCAATCTATGGAAGGATTATCACATGAAGAAGATCATTGCCCTGGCTCTGCTGTTGGCCCCGATTACCGCCGAAGCCGCCAAGCCGAAGCTGCCGATAGGCCCGATGCACTGCACCCCGCGCGGATGCACCGAGACGATACGGCCGTGGTGACCCGCCCCCTGAATGATCCCCCACGGATGGGGGAGGGGTGGCTGCCGATAGAGGAAGCGAAGAAGGACGGCGCCATCATCTGGGCTGTCTTCCATCCTCGCATCTTTCCTGACCTGAAGCCCGGCCGTCCTGATCTAGAACCGTGGAATGGCGTGCAGGTGCCGCTGCGCCATCCCGGCATTTTCCCCGGCTACGACGGCGAGCCTTTCGACATGGGGTGGAATGTCGCTGCCCCGGTCGGAAACGGGGGCTTTCCCGACGAATGGATCATCGGTTGGCGCCCGCTTCCTGCCCCACCCCTGACCCCCCCCATCCTCCTGTGTGAGAGATAGACGATGACGATGGTACTTGAATGCCCCAATTGCGGACGGGAGGTCGTCGTTGATCGCGACCCAACCGATCCGCCGAATGCGGTGCGCGCCAAGCTACAGTGCGATCAATGCAGCGATGGCGACTTCCATTCGCCCGAGTTTTTCGACGGCAATGGCGTCTGGGTTAATCCGGTGGAGCATCTGACATGACTGAACTCAGCGCTTACCAAGATTTTGACGGTTTCTGGTGCGTCATGAATGAGCACGGCGATCAGGAGTGCGGCGGCTTTCGGACCGAGAAGCAGGCGCTGGATTGGATTGGATTGACCAGCAACAGGACCAGCCCGCATGAACCAGCCCCCCGACGACGCCGCGCTGGTGGCGCAGAACCGGGCGCTTCGGACGCTCAACACTCTGCTGGAGCGCGAGATCGCCGACCACCGCGGCAAAGCGCAGGAATACTACGCCGCCACGCAGACGCTGGACAGTGAGCGTGAGGCCAATGCGATCCTGACCACCGCCCTAGAAGCGAAGGACCGGCGGATTGCGGAGATGCGGGAGGCTGGCGAGCGGCTGCTATTGGCGATGGCGACCCGCGCCCTCCGTGGCCGCGATCACGTGCCGTCAATGCGAGACGAGCAGGATGCAGCAAGCGCCTTCCGCGCCGCCCTTGAGCCATCGGATAAGGGGGTTTCCCCATGAAGACGCGCGGCCATCACAATACGGACGGTCGTAGGCAAATTGCCCGCGGTAGGACGCAAGAGCACGCGGCGAGGCTGGCAAAGCGCTATGGCATCCCTTTGCGGATTGGCACGATGCTGAAGCGCTTTAACGCTGGTCGTGTAGAGAAAGAGCAGCCCGGTGGCATCTGCTACGCCTTAGAAGCGTCCGACGCTCCACTGACCGTTTTTGGTGAGCCATCGGATAAGGGGGTGGGGAGGTGACACCAATTGAGCGAGCCGCACGGGCGCTCGCGGAGCTAGACATTCGCCAAAAGCGCAGGTGGGACACTGACCCCGCCGACCTTGAAGCCATGCTGCCCCGCGCAGTCGATTACATATGGCAGGACTATGAGCAGCCGGCCCGCGTGGTAGTCGAGGCTTTACGAGACCCCGTTGACGGTGAAGATGCCGTCGTCTCGATACAGCGCCGGGTCATGATGGACGCCCTGCTGAACACCCCCGCCTGACCCCTTCGTGCTTTCGCGGATCAATGCCTAGATTGTCGCGATACCGCGATGGTGAGAGACAAGCGGCGTAGCCTCTCACTTGCGCGAATCATTCTCGCATTCCAGCATCCTGCCATGCTCACCCGCTACCAGCGCATCCCCGATAGCGGACACCCGACCACCGAGGACTTCGCCGAGCAGCTATACGTCCGCACCCCGCCTAATCGCTGGCCAGAGGGCATGAAGCGATCCGGGGTATGGGAGCAGGAGCCGGTCGAGGTGCGCGAGGCTTTCCGGGAGCGCGCCAGGCGATGGATGGCGGGGGATTTGAGTGTGGGGCCTTGGGCGGGCTAGGGGCGGCGTCACGTAATTGCGTCGCCGCCCCTGTTGCTGTTTCTGCACATGGCAGATCAGCTATGCTGCGAACCGTTACGCGGACCCTTGCGGGCAACTGGGGCGGCTTTTCCCAGCCTCTACATGACCGCGCTTGCAGGCGTCTGCTGTCCCAGGATGCACCCCATTACAGCTACCTCGCAGCCCACATTCCCTGCCACATTTCACCTTGACAGGCAAGCGGATGGGGTGACGTCGAATGCGGATAAACGGCGAGGGAATCAGTCTGTACCCCGCAGAAATCCGCCATTTTTCGGTGACGTCGAGCCAAAAGGAAATCGGCTAATTAGCGCTTCACCACCCCCCGCAGCTTAGGCGTCTCCGCGATCGGCTGCCCCGCATACTCCCGCAGGCCCCATGCCCCGTACTGGCTTATGGGTGAGGTTGCGGAATAGAGCGTCATCAGGTCGCCGGTGAATGCGCTCCAGTCCGCCACATACTGCCGATAGATGCCCTCCATCGCCGGATCGCGATTGATCGCCTTAACCAGTTCAAGTCGTGCTGGGTCTACAAGGTGCTGGCCGGCTTCATACGTGACGAGACGAAGCCCGTACTGCTTGGCCAGGGCGACATAGGGCGGGACTTCACGGGCGAGCGTTTCACGCGCGGCGGCAGCGACGCGTGCCACCTGTGGAGCCGTGGCTGTTCCGCCTGTCGCCAGATCGACCGAGAAGTATGGGGCGATCGCGATTGCATCGACGTGCTTGGCGGTGTCCTTCCAATCCAGCGTCACTCCGCCGGCCCAGGCGTTTGACGACTGCGCCCCCAGCACGCGGACAAGCTGCCCCGGCCGGTCCGCAAACACCTCCGCCCAGATCGTCATTGCTTCGACGACGCGTTCCGCATAGCGGCGCAAGGCGGCCTGATAGGGATCGTCGGACAGCTTGGCGGCAACGCCCTCCGCTTTCATCTGCTGCGCCTGTCCGAACTGGTAGTTCCACGTCTCGTTGGACAGCTCGACGTAGACCTGCCGGTTCGCGGGGATCGCCGCCTTGACCAGCTGCGCCGCGCGGCGGTGATAATCCTCGTCCGCGTTCATCGGGATCGTCAGCCATGGACTGGCGTCCGCGGCATTGGCAAGGGCGACCTGATATTCCAGCGCGATGCCGTCTGACCCGCCACTCGCATTGCCGCGAGGCTGCCCGCGGGTTGCCCAGGTGACCAATGCCGGATTGCCGTTGGCGCTGGACCAGTCGAGGAAGCGCAGCACGCCGAAGGGCTTGAGATAGTCAAGCAGCTGGGGCGCAAAGACCGCATCCGCCGGGTCCGTCGTCAGCCGGCAGTCCAGATCGCGAACCGGGTCCGAGGCGCTGGTCGCGATCAGGTCGAGCCGCACCGATCCTTCCGTCGTCGCCTTGGGCCATGCGAAGGTGATCGAGCGAGCATCCTGCTTGTCGATCCGCCGCGCCTCGCTGATACCGAGCTGGCCGGTGCCGGCCCAGGTGCAGCGCGTGGTCGCATCCTCGCCCCGGTATGCTGGCGCCGGTGCATTGAGGGCGGCAGTCAGCGGATGGCCCGGCTCGATCGCGGACGGGACACCATCGCGCAGGCGCTCGTCCGGGACATAGGCCCATCCGGCGGCGGGATCGCGCCATTGCAGCCCAAGCGCCTGATTTGCGAACGTCGCCTCGCCCGACCAGTAGATGATCGAGGCGACGTTGATACCGAGCTTGGCGCGAGCGGGAGGAGATGCTGGAGAAGCTGTGACAGGAGTAGGTGCCGGGGTTGGCACAGGAGCCGGCGCGGGTGCAGTTGAAGCTGCCGGCTTCGACACCGCAGGCGAGGCGATGGCGCACGTCTTCACCACGCCGGGCGCGGGGTCGCCGAAGATGTAGTTGGCGCAGATCACCGCGCCATTGACGACGCGGTGCGCGTAAGCGGTCCCGGCCCCATAGCGCACCAGCGCGCCGGCTCGCGATGCACAGGTCGCGCCCTCCGCCGCGCAGGCTCGCCATGTCGGCGGGGGCGTGATCGTGACCGACTGCGCGAGGACGGTATTACCGTTCAGAAAGGCGCCCGCCAATGCGGGGAGCATCATCGCATATCGCATCTCTGCCGTTCCTTACTAGGCGACCCGCGAGAAGCCGAATTGATCCACAATGACGCGGGCGTTGACCTCCACCCCAGCGATCAGACCATGCGATATCGCACCTTGGATGCCGTTGAAGCTGTTACCGAATAGGCGGGGGTACATATCCCGCGCCTTGTAGGTACGTGTCACGGTGCCTGGCATGATATGCGCGCGCTGGCCGGCCCCTCCCACACCACTGCCTTGCACGCTGACGGACGTGCCAGCCAGACCGACGACGTTCTCGTATCGATAACGGCAGTAGATGCTCCATTGCCCAGCATCAGCGGCGCTGTCGGCGTTTGTTGTACAGGCGATGATGCCATCGGCGGTCGGCGTGCCGGCGATATCCAGCACCCATGACTTGCTGCCCCGCGCGTCGGTGATGATGCTGCTGGTGACCGTCACGCCCACGTCGGGGACGGACAGGTTCCATCCGTTCGGGATCGGCCCCGTGCTGGTGCCGGTACGCGTCCCATCGGTGCCGTTGAAAACGCCTTGCGGGAAGTAATTGCCCCACGGGTTCCGCGCGTTGTCGAAGGGCAGGCCCGAGTAGGTCGGCCACTGGTGTTCGCGGAAATACCGGCGGTACGCATCCGCCAGCAACCGGGATTGCTCGACGGCACCGTAGGGAGCGACGTGCGCGGTGTCGATCCCGGTGCCACCGATCGAGCCGGCCGCCCCGCGCCACCGGACCTCGCCAGCCTGCTCGATCGCCATGTCGTTCGATTTCAATAGGCCGAGAATGTCGAGATAGGCGACATTGCCACCGATCCGCGTCGCCCAGTTACGCATCCGGTCATTGAGATAGTGGAGCGCGTAGACCCGATTACCGTTGACGAAACCAGTGTACGGAACCACGCCCATCCAGAAGATCGCCTCCACCCCGGCATCAAGCGCCTGCGATGCGAAGCTGGTGGCATCAGCGAACGTGGCATCTGCAACGGCCCGATTGCCGACGCCGTTATTTTGGAAGCACGACAGGTGCAGCGCCTTGGGAACGCGCTGCTTGAGTTGGGGGAGCTGGGTCGACAGCATATGCGCCGTATTGGTCCCGCCGACCGCGAAGCCCATCCCACCGTCCGCGAACGGCCGACCGTCGAGGACGAAGTCGGCATCGTAGATCGTGGACCGGGCCTGATAGATCGGGCTGTAGGCGTCCGCCCTTTCGGCGTTGTCGGAAATGCTGTCGCCCGCGTTGCCCATTGTGATGGTGCGGCCCAGCCCGCCTACGCTGGCCAGCATGTCGCTGATCTGCCGGAAGTTATCATTCACCGTGGCAGCGGCTTCCGGAAACGGCGTGACGCCAACGACTGGATATTGAATTGCCATCGTTGCCGATCCTTACAGCTTGGTCACAGTGACGGTGCGGGGCGTCGTCGAACCGGTGCGCATCCGGAGCCAGGGCGGTGAGGCAGAGAGCGTACCGCGCGGGCTGATATAATCCTCATTCTGATATTGGCCCTTGATGACCTTGCCATTGACGGTGATCTTGACCGCGCCAGCCGCCGTGACCTCGACTATCGCAGGGACGCCAGCAGTCGTCTTGTCGATCGCCATGTTCTCTTGGAGCGCGTATATCTGTTCCGTGCCATCAGCTGCTACGGTGTAGCCAGTGAGGTTCGTCGCATTCGAGCCGACAGGCTTGAAACGGTAGCCAGGTCGACCAGTGTCAGTGTCGCCCAGAACGTCGATGACATATGCCGTATCGTACAGGACCGTCTCCATACGATAGCCGGTCTGACCGCCGTTGACCGGGCCGGTATCAGTCGTCGCGGTTGGACCGTAGATCGGTGCGGTCCCGTTACCCGGATCGGCATCGTCATTGGCGACCGTGAAGGACTGCGGCGATCCGATGATCGTCACGCCCGACTGCGAGGTGGTGACCGTCAGCGCCCCCGTCTCGTCCGGCTCGAAAGTCGTGTCGGGATTCGACTGGAAGGTGATTGTGGCCGATGGCGCGCCCGCCGCGATCGTGCCCGTCCCGCTGGGATAGGCATTGCCGGGGAAGTCCGTCGCATTCACCGGATTGGTGCCGGTGCCCGCCCCGACCTGCCATGCGAAGGCAACTGCGGTGCTGGTGTCGCTGGCGTTCGAGCCGGCGCGCGAGACGATGCAAGTGTGAGTGCCCATATCAATTGCCCTCCGGCTGAGTGGTGATGCTGCCCACGGACAGCGTGAGGCCCGAGGATGGATTGCCCTCCGGCTGCGTGGTGATTGATCCGACCGAGATCGTGATGCCGGCGGTCGGGGTGCCTTCCGGCACGCTGGTGACGGTGCCGACCGAGATGGTGATGCCGGGCGTCGTGCCGCCCGTCCCGCCGCCCCACGTCCCGCCGCCTCCCCAGGTGCCGCCACCGCCCCAAGTCCCGCCCGTACTGCCCGCCGCTTGCACGACGACCTGTGACGACAGCGGGCTATTCGTCGCCCCCGCCAGCGTCTCGGTGATGGCATAGGTGCCCGAAGCGGCCGATCCGTCGAAGGTGTAGGACGAGCCGGTGATCGTCAGCCCCGGCACCGTCGTCGTTAGGGTCGATCCTGCTGTCTTGCCGCTGATCGTGCCGGATGACGAGGTGCCAGCGACGAGCGCGCCAGAGCCTATCAGCGGGTTAAGCGTAACGACCGGATCAGGGTCAGGATCGGGGTCAGGATCAGGATCAGGATCAGGATCGGGATCGACGGGCGGCACAATCACCCCACCCGCCGCCAGTATCAAATCCAGCTTGCGGTTGGCCTCCGCTAGGCCGGGCAGGGTGATGATGTGCCGCATATCGTTACACCTTCGGCTTCTTGGCTTCCGCCTTTACCGCCTTCACGATCGGGCCGATAGCCGTAACCGCGCTGATGACGAGCGAGGGGTTGGCTTTTGCCGTCTTGATGATGGCGTTAAGCAGCTTGCCGATATTCATGGCCGTACTTCCTCCACAGAGATGGGGTCGGATTTGGTGCCGGTGGGTGCGTCTGCCGTTGGCTGCGACGCGCCAAGTTGCTGCCCCATTCGATCGACACTGCGCTGCGTCCACCGCTCTTTGATGGCGCCAACAATCAGCGTCAGCACCACCAGATACGCGGATGGATCGAAAGGCTTGGTGTCCGTGGCATGAGACTGCCCAAGCCCTGCAAGCAACATGACGCCAATGGCGATCACCACCAGTGTGGCAATCTCGCTGCCGTGATCGGATAGCTTAGGGATGGACGGCAGTTTCACGCCTCAAACCTCCCCCACCAACCTTCACCATCGCCCGGCGTGAAATACCGCGAACGGTTCTTCCACCCGTTCTCGTACCGGGCGTTGGCGGGCCTGTTGGAGATAATCAGGTCATAGAAGTTGTTGCGGGTCAGCCACCACGCGCCGGCCGCGAACGCCTCGCCCTGCGTCTCCACGAAACGCTTGTAGGCAGCGGCAGTAGCCGGCCCCATGCGCCCGTCATCTTCGGTGCCGATCAACCGTTGGAGCAGTTTCACGGCCTGCGCCGGTCCAGTGCCCCACCCCATGTCGAAGATGGACGCGGTGACGCGGTTCCATGGCAGCAGGTCCAGCTTCGGGCGCTTGTAATAGAGCGCCAGCGCGATATCTGCGGCCTCATCCAACGTCAGAGCCGCCATGACGGCGCGCGTGATATCGTATGCCTTGACGCCGCGATGCTCTGCCAATGCCGCCGCAGTCACGCCGTGGTTCGACCCCACCAGCGCGCCTACGTTCTGTTTGCCGCCGGTCCAGTTGCCGTTATCAACCGGATCGAGAGAATGCGTCTTCTTGGGATCGGTCTGGTTGCCGTTCTCCCAGCGCGTGATGAACTGCTTGGCGAATGCGTGGGGAGTCATCACGGCTTACCTTTCTGCGCCTGCCATTCACGGCCCTGCCGCACCATAGCAGCATTCGCACGGGAATGCTTGCTATCTCTCCACGTGCGGCCGGCAATGAACAGGATAGCGCCATAAGTCAGCAGCGACACGGCCCACCCCTCAAAGGGATTGCCGTACTTCATGATGATGATCGGAATAGTCAGAAACGACCCCGCGCCCATCATGCCAAGGCCGTATCGTTCGGCGGGGTTTGCCATCTCGCGGAACATGCCCAGCTTCACGACGACAAAGATCGTCAGGATGATACGGCCGACCACGTTCATGTAATCAAAAACGGTCATGCCTTCTCCTCCCCGCCGATCATCTGCTTAATCTTGCGGATCGCTAGTGGCATGAGGCTGTTCCAGGCGGTGCCGCCGATATACACGATGGCGCAGATGCCGCGCAAGTTCGTCTCCGCGATACCCATCCAGTCGGATGCTGCCCAAGGGACGAAGATAACCGCAAAGGCAAAGCCGACGAACACCGTCAGGAGAATGTCACTCCACGACATCTCCTTGTATTTCATGTTGGCAAGAGCGGTGATGGACCCGGCAAGTGCGGACATGGTGATCCACACATGTTTGAAGTCCTGCTGCTCAATCACCGCGGCGCCTCGATCGCTGAAACAGACGCTGAAGCGCCGCTGCCGGAAGCCCCGCCCATATCACAAACATTATGCCAGCTACTAGACAAACGATCGGCACAGCCACCACCCCCTAGCGAGAATATGACCGCAAGCTGGATAACTAGTGCGGCATCTAGCACGGCTTCATAATCCTCATATATCAAGCCGTTGAAGCGCGCCACTGCGTGCATGGCCAGAACGATAAGATACGCGCCCCATAGATAAGGCGACCACCAAAGATCGCGAGTTTTCCACCCTACGGCAACCAAGCAGATTAAATCCATAGCTGCCCATGCGTCTTCTGTGCGCGCTGGAAAACCTAAATCATACGCCAGAAAAGCGGGTGAGACCGGCGCGTAAATCCACGGCGTGACGAATAGCACCCAATTCGCTGCAAGCGCCCACGCCGTGAATGTTACGCAATCGCGTTCCTCCTTTGCACAATATGCGACACAGATGGCCGCGACGCACATCACAAAAAAGAACGCAATTTTACACATTACTTAGGCTTGCCGCCCGGCTGGGGAGGGTTGCGAGGACCGCCGCCACCGCTTTCGGTATCATCGCCGGCAGGGTCATCCTCAGTCGAGAACGTCTCGAAAGGCTGGTCGTCCTTCACGTGCTTCTTGTCCTTCTTGTCTGCCATGATGCATATTCCTTCGCTGGGGAGCGCCAGCACGCATTCGATCTGCGGCGGAAGATCACCCACCGGTCGTCGCCCGCAATTCGGTGAAGCCCGTCCCGCCGTCCAGCACGGTCCAGCCGGTGACGACATACTGAGAACCCGCAGGGCCAACGGCGACAGGGCGAACGTTCTTGCAGTACTGTCCTGTTATTGCACCCGTTGCGGATGGCGGCCCCCATCCGGTCACAGCGCCGGTTGCCCGTGCGCTTGATCCCGCTAATATCCGGTGCGTGGAGGTGACGTTGACATTGCCTTCCACCACCCCATCCCACCAGCCTGCGGTGTTGTCGATAGTGACATTGCCAGCAATCCTAGAACTGGCGTCCCAAGACACGTTTTGCGCACCTAGCCCTTGCGTGCCCGTCGTAGGGGTGAAGCGCGTGCCATTCAGCAGCAGCGTATCGCGAATGTCACTGAGCGACCCACTTGCCACAACGCCCGACAGTCGCACCGCAGCCTGCGTTTCACCGGCCCGGCGGTGCAGATCGGTAACGGTGCCGCCGTCGATCATCGCGTAGAAGTTAGGGGGGCAGAACCCGAGTTCTACCACATCGGCATTGGATTGCGTCAACGTGCAACCGAAACCCATGTTGTAGAAGCTGCCGCCGCAAGAGGCGAATGTAATGAAGCCGTTCTGGCTATCAGCCGCCTCGAAAGTTCCGCCAGACGATTCGATCCGCATCCGCGCACCGCTCGCGTCGCATGACACGCGACCCATTTCAGCACGCAGCGCAACGACATGCACAGGGCCACTAAGGAGCGCAGTCGCAGTCGCAGGAAAGGCCGATTGCAAGCGCGCCGACAGCCATACGGTCGATCCGCCTAGTACCCATGTACGAACGCCAGCAAGGCCGTGTGCACCTTCAGTATGCGTCTTGGAAAATGTGCAGGACAGCGTGCGCGGATCGACATAGATCGCCCGGTGAACGGCGCGCTCGACTTGGAGGCGAGCGATCGACAATTCATTGCAATTGTCGGCGGCGTCCGCGACAATGTGATAAGCGTACCATACACCCGACGAACCGCTTTCACCGCAATCCTCAACCGTCAGCGTGCCGAACGTGCAGTCCCACACGATCGTTTTGCGCACACCGAAGCCGTTGAAGCCGGCCACCCGGATCGCAGGCACGAAGGACAATACGCAAGGCAAATAACTCGATCCGTCCTTGACCCCCAGCGCCAATCCATTGATTTTCGGCCGCGTGTCTGACATCAGCGTGCCGTCCGAAGCGTAGGTGACGGTGCCGGGCTGGTCGGGTTGAATGAAAACCTGCGAGCCGGTGATGACGCCGCTCATTGTTAGGGCGGTGTATCCCTCGCCGCGCGCATAAAATCCCGGTGGACGAGCGGCCACGCCGTTGCCCGCGCTCTCGAAGATCACCGGCACCGATGCAGCCATCAGCGGCCCATCGATCGTCACCGCGAGCCGACCGAAATAGGCCGCGCGCTGAAGCGTCGCGCACAGCGATAGGAACGACTGAACTGCGCTCGTCTCAGCCGTGCCGTCGCCACGAATACCGTAATTCGATGCGTACAACGGGCCATCCGTCGTGACCCACGCTCCAGTAGTCAACGGAACGCTGTCGGACTTAACCACGTTAGGATCGGAGGCACGCAGGGAAAAGTCACCCAGCGTCCACGTCCATAGTTTGTTGTCGTAGAGGCTGGTGCCGTCCGTGGTGGCGGCAGCCATCAATTCGGCACGCGTTGCCCGCGTGTTGTTGGATGAACCCGTTGCCCCAGCCGGCCCGCGCCCCAGCCCATCGGCATTCTTGATCCAGCGTCCGGCCTGCAACGCCGTGCGATCAAACGGGCGGATGACCTCGCCACCAGTGTCCGCAGCGTTGGAACTGGTGTCGAACTCGTAGATGCCCTCCAGCGCTGTCACCAGATACAATGCACCATCCGTCACGAATGACGATGGCACCCGGCGCAGTTCGGCCGCGGTGTCAACCTGCGCCAGATTGCCGGGGAATGTGATGTTGAGTGCGCTGGCCATTGTGGTATCCTAATACCCGATGAAGAATTTAGCTAGATGGTCCGTTGGCCTGTTCGCCATGTATTGGGCCTTACCGCCCATTCTGTACTTGGCGTTTAGAATCCCCGGCGGGTGATGCCGCCGCGCTAGTCACGGATTGCTGTAGCGCGTTGCGAATCGGCACAAGGTCATTGGCGATAGCTGGTTCGCGCGATGCAATGGCGCTCAGCCGGCGGATGGCGGCGCTACGATCACGGGGCGGGCGTGCAAGAAACTGCGTGAATCGCCGCGATGCCAGAAGACGGCCGGTCAGGTTCTCCAGGATGGGCGTCAAGCCAAGCGTAGTGATGCCGCCCGCAGTAGACGCCATGCGGCCCGCCTCAGAGACGAAACGGCTGCTATTCATCGCGCCGCCGGTGCCCGACGTGTTGGCGTAGGAACGGGTTGCCCGCGCCCCTTCTGCCAGCCTCGCCAAATCCTCCACGGCTTGTCGATGCTCTCCACGGAACAACAGATTGCGGCTGCGCTCCGGCAGTTTGTCCCAGTTGCTTAGGAACGTGCTGAATGAGAAAGCATCGCCCGCTGCGTTCTGCGCACCGGGATTGGCGCGACCAATCTCATTGATAAGCGAGCCACGGACGATGCCGGCTTCTTCTGGCGTGACGGCATTAAGAAATCGTCCCAGTCGTGCGCTGTCACCTCGCGCAAGGCCAGACAGACGACGCGCCACGGCTTCGGCTGAACGGTCGCCCGCACTGCCGACAATCTCCTCCATCACGTCGTCAATCGTGGACAGCCGTTCCGCATAGGCGCGGTCGGCTTCACGGAAGGCAGCGGCGGCGCGCGGCTCTAGCTGGCTGGCGATGTCATCAGACAGCGAGTCCAGCACCTGTCCAGCGCGGCGCTGATAGTCTGTTGCCCGCAACCCTTCCGAGCGTGCCTCAGCCCGCGTGCTGGTGCGCAAACGGCGGATGGAGTCGATCGACAGCGCGCTAAGGTCGCCTTCATTGGCCAGATCGGCGCGCAGCCGTTGCAGACCGGTAATCAGACCTGCATCGGTGTTGGCCGTGGGCGCCAGTTCGGCAAGCTGGCTATCGATGTTAGCGACCGCGCCCTGTGCCCGGATGCGAGTATCACCGGCCATCCCGCGCGCCGCTGCATACGCTTCACGCGACGCTGCGCCCGTGCGATCGATGTATCCCTGCGATGCCCGCTGCCCGACCTCGCCAAGCGCCTCCTGGCGCAATGCCCCGCCTTCAGATGCAGCAATCTCAGCCAGCCGCCCGCCTGCATTCGTCTGCGCCTGATCGGCGGCGCGAATGATCGGGCCGCTACCGAATGGCGTCTGCACCGCGCCTGCCGTAAACCTGCGGGTCATTGGTCCGCCAACGTCGGCAGGTAGGACATTGATCTGATCGGCTACGGCGCGGCCTTCATTCAGCCGCCCCGCCGCCTCCAGAACTTCGCGGCCCGCACCGCCGCCACCACCGCCCGGCCCACCACCAAACCGACTGGCGACGGCCCCACCGAGGCCGGCGAGGGCTGCGGCACCTGCGCCACCGGCTGCGCCGCCGATGCCTGCGCCGAGCGCCCTTTGCCCCAAGTCACCGTCATTAGACCCGAACCCATACGCTGCCCCATATCCTGCGCCCAAGCGCGCCAATTGCCCTACGCCGGCAGCGCCAAACGTCGGCAGCGCCAAGCCACCGGCAAGCTGCCCGGTCAGGTATGATCCACCGCTTTCCTTTTTGATGGCGTCGCGGATGCCGCGATTGACGGCCAACCGCGCATTGTAGCGATCGGCGAAACTGCCGCTCCCCGAGCCGAAAGCGGCTTCAGCGGCAGAACCAATTTCGTCCAGCGCGCCAAACGTGATGGTATCTGCAAGGCCCATCGCCGCCGCACCGAAACCATCCGAATCCTTGGTGCGAGCCTTGATTTCCGCCTGCTGATCGGCCGGCAATTGCCCGCCTTCAACATCGATAACCAGCCGTCCATCCGCGTCGAGCGCCGTGCCGTCCGCGACACGGGTAAGTCCGTCTTTGGCGTCCTGCTGCGCCTGTGCGGTCGCGCTAGGTGCATTGACCTTCACCTGTGACGCACCCTCGCCCGCACTGACGCGCAAGGCATTGATGGCGACCTGCCGGTCACGCGCCTTCTGTGCGATCACTGCATCGCTGTCGCCCGGCTGCGGGAAAAAGGTGATTTCCTGATTGCGGTATTCGTTCGGACCAATCGCCGCGCCGGACTCAGCCCGCAGAGATGCGAGGATGAAGTTCTTGCGCGCCTGATTGGAAAGCTGGCGATCGTCACTGATAAAACTGTTGGTGATGGCGTCTGGCAGCACGGCGGTGACGCCAGCCTCCAATACGCCAAGCGGCTCCCGAGACGCCTCAGTTTTGAGATAATTGCGATCCGCCTCAGCGGCACGCGCATAGAACCCAGTGTTCTTGCTCTGATTTTCGGTCAGGTCGCCACCAGCGGCCGGCGGCGCTAGGCCTTGCGCGCGGTACGTTTCCAGTTCCTGCTTATGCTCGGGCTTGATACGGCCCGCGACCTCAAGTTCGATCAGCTTGGCAATGCGCGGATTGCTGGCGGTCTTGGTGGGGTTCAACGCCATTATCAGTAATCCAGATCGCTAAGGTCTGTGCGCACGCCGCGACCGCCAGCCGCAACGGCGGCACGGTCCTTGTCCCGTTCCTGAAACCTCACCCTGCCCTCACGTCGAGCTTCAGCCGCACGCGCATTGGAAGCGGCGCCACGAGCATCGGCATTGCGGGCGAGCGCAAGCCGCGCCTGCGTATTCTGCACGGTGTTGGATGCCAATCGATCTTGCCGCTGGTTATCCAACCCGACATCGGCGATGCGTGTCTCGGTAAGTTGCGCTGCAAGCGCATCCTTCACCGATTGCGAGATCGCAACATAACCATCCAGCCCCTGATCTGTCAGGTCGGCGCTATCCAATTCGGCGGTATCGATGCCATACGCGCTTAGCTGCGGCGCGAGTGCCTGCAACCGCTGCCGACGCTGATCAGCCGGAACGTTGCGCAACCCGAACGCCACGCGCCCGATGATGTCGGAATGGCGCTCCAGTTCCTTGCGTTTGTCTTCCTGGAGGTTGCCGATCGCCTTGGCAAAATCATAGTCGCCAACGCTGAATGCCGTAGCGGTCGCGCCTCGAAAGTCGCCCGATGCCACCTGTTGCGCGCCCATCGACCGCGCCTGCTGCTGCTGCTGCTGAATGGCGGCGCGGCGCTCAAGTTCCTGCTGCTGCAATGCGCGCTGCTGCATCACAAGGCTGCGATCCTGCGCCTGCCCAAACGACTGCAACACTTCCGATGCGTCAAAGCCCTGCCCAGCCAGCCCCCAGTTGACGGCCATCAGCGCAAGCCCCTGATGCCGAACTGGCTGGTGAACAGGCTCGGATTGAACGGGGGTGATACGCCGTAACTGCCGCCGTTCTGCGGCACGCTGTAGCTACTCCCCAGCCCCGCACCCCCACCGCCGCCAAGCGCCGAGCCGCCAAGGTTGGCGAGGTTCTGAAGCGCCTTCGACCACTGCGCACCGCCTGCAAGCTGCGCGTTGCTGACCGCGTCCGCTGCACCCGTCTGCAATTGCGTGATGTTGTTGGTCGTGTTGGTCGCCGCCCCCGCAACCTGCCCGATGGCGTTCTGCCCGGCGGATGCGAGATTGCCCAGCCCGTTGAGCCAATTGCCCGACGACTGATCCGCCAGTGCCATACCCTTGGCCTGTAGCGCCTTCAGCGTGGCGCCAGATGCCCCCAGCCCGCGCGCGTAGGCGTTGGCCGTGACCGTGCCCAGCCCAGTGTTCAACAGGTCTTGATAGCCCGTGGAGCCGCGATAGGTCGCCAGCGCCGAGGCCGCTCGATCACCTCCTTCCGTCCCGAGGAATGAACCGATAAGCCTGCGTGCCGTGTTACCCTGATCGATAATCGGCTGATTCAGGCTGGTAACATATTGCTGATTCTGCTGGAGACGCACCGCTTCCTGGTTGGCAACCTGCCGCTGCGTTTTGGCGGTTTTCTTGGCGGCGGACGATTGGATGGCAGCGCCGCCAACAGCGCCTACCGCTCCGATTCCGGCTGCAATGGCGACTGGCGGCATCCTAAAGCTCCATCTCGTAATACACTACGTCGCCCACGACCGGATGATGACCGGTATCCTGATACTGCAATCCCATCAGTTTGACAAACGATATGGCGGCGGGATTGTATGCAGACGGCTGCCCCCAAATCCTGCGCGCGCCCTTGCTTTTCATGTATGCCAGCATCTCACGGCTTGCCTCGATCATCTTACGGCCCCGCACTTCCTTGCGCGCCATGATGTGGCACTCATAGGTGCCGGGAGATGTCCAGACGAACAGTGCGGCAAATCCATCAATCATCAGCGCCGTAACGAACGGATGGTCGATCTGTTCGGAATAGTCGAGCGCGCATTGCGGATGCAGCGCACCCAACAGCAGCATGTCATAGACAGACGGATCGTTGGCGATGGCGTTTACTTCATCCGCTGTGGCTTCTCGGATCATTCTTCAGGCAGCTTTTCTTGCAGGCGCGGCGACACATAGCCGGGGCGGCGCGGCCCCTCGCCACCGTCAACCGTACCCGTTGCCGGTATCTGCACCGCGCCGACAACGTGGGTATCGCCGGTCTGCACAGGGGGCGTGGTGCTGACGATGTACGTCACCGTGCCACCTTTGCGCGTTGGATCGCTGTAGGAGACGTAATCCACGTCATTTGCCGCCGTTGCCGGTGCCGTGCCGCCGTTCACCGCCGCGCTGGTCCCGTCTGCATAGTTGCGGGTATGCGGCGCTATCGTGATAAGCGTAGGGCTGGCGGATAGCACGGTGTCGGGATCGATATAGCTGCCCTGTAGCGCGGCTTCCCGCTTGGTCGCTTCCGCCTGTGCGTTCGCCGCAGCGGCGGCGTCTTGTGCGTCCTTGGTGGCGTCGCCAAGATTTTCAATCAACGACTGCGCATCCTCTAGCGCCTTTTGAATCTCGGGAAGCGCCGCAATGGCATTCAACGTCACAGCTAGGCTTTGCAGAATCTCGCCAAGCCGACGCGCAAACTCGTTCGACATCCGCCCGTCTTTATCGACGATCGGCTCGCGCTGTTGTAGCTGCGGGATGCGGACGGGGGTTAGCGCCATGCTTCATTCGCCACAGCACCCGCAATCCGCACCCGCGTCGTACCGGAAAATTCCACCGTGCGATACGGCTGCAATGGCTGGCCCAACCGGTACAGATTGCACACGTCGAACGGCGCCACCGCCAGCAATTCTTCATAGGCGGGCGGGTAATCGTCCTGCCCGTCCTTCCACCGCACGCGCACGGTGCAGTTGGCAGGCGTGCCCACG